ATAAACCACTATCAAATGTCACACGAAAAGCGTGATCAACACATGTTTGTCTAGCCTGCTTACCCCACGCAGGAACTATCTTTTTCTTCTCATGATCATATGAGTAAACAACAAACTTATACTCTGTGTTCTCAGCACATCTTCTTGCAAGCTCCTCAATAGTCACAAATCCATCAAGTTGAGCAATTCTGGTTGCACCATCGATGCAGTACTCCATCTCGCCGAAATCCTGATAACGCATCAGGCGCTCTGTAAGGTTATACGCGTTGGCAGTGATCGAAGCATACGTCGGCGACATCGATTTCTGAAAAAGCAATGTTCCGCTGCTCTTTGTCTTGTCAGCCACAGCAATGGTAGTATCCAGATTGCGTAACTTCCGTCTTACGACAGGACCTGATCTAAACAGTCTAGTAAGCTTCTGAAATAAATTTTGGTCAGGTTTTGCCATTACATAATTCCTAGTTTCTTGAGATCAGACAAATACCAAAGAATTGCATTGTCATTATGAATTGATTTAAACCAATCCCACTTTTGTTTCTGCATTGGCCGAATCCAAGCACCTTTTATCTCTATGAATTTTCCTGCAAATTCACCAGACAGAATTTGCATATCAATGAAATATACCCTGCCACCGAGACTATGATTGCGAGGTATTACAAATGATGGTTGCCAAATATACTCAATCTTATTATCATTAAGCCATGCTACTACTGATGATTCATATGAACCGACAGTAACAACTTCATCATTTGTTTTCCAGTTATAAAAAACTTTCTTGTGGCGTCGAGATCGATCTGTTTTTCTTCTTATTTCAGGTGATTTTTGCGCATTGTCGACACCGAAATTTTTCATAAGAGTAGATTTGACTTTATTCTTTATATCTGTTCGTTGCATAGGATTTGAAACACCATGCAGCAAAAGATGATCTTTTTCAAATTTTATTCTTACTATTCCTTTGCTCAGCGGCGTAAGAGATCCGTATCTCTTCATACAAGTCAATCGAGCGTTATTCTTTGCTCTGCTTGGATGACAATGACCACGAGTCACATTATGAACATATGCATGCCATGCGCCAAAATCTTTATCAATGAATGTTGCTTTTTTGCTTGATCCCGTGTAAGACAAATCAATAATATCAACATTTCCAGCATGTACTAAATCTAGTCTAGATCTAATTTCGTCGACTGCTACGATTTTTGCCATTTTTCTTGCCTTGTCATTCTGGACAAGACCCTTGTTCAGTTATCTTACTACGATTTCTGTGCTTTGAGTGTAACTTTTTTCATTGGAGGCTTAGTAACATCGACATATTGCATTGGAGATGCAATAATTCTATCAAGCGACTTCGTAATGCCATCAAGATGATCAGCAAGATCTGCCTTGACTCTTTCAGATGCATTATTTTTGAAATTTTCAATTGCATTCAAAAGCTTTGATGCGCCTGACATGTTTTTTGATGCAGCGTCATGATTTGCACCTTCTGTGATGCTAATCATCTCTTCTCTAATGATTTTTTTGAGTTTGTTTAGTTCGATCTTTGGCATTTTGCACCTCTAGCTGGTATATCTATGCTCTTCACTTGTAGAGCCATGAAAAATCTAACGTTGAGCCTGGTTTTATTCGTTGACGGCCGGCAGTATTATAAGAAGAAAATCCTTGCATATTTGCATTTTGTACGGGTCTAACTTCGTCAATTCCTCCCGGGAGTTCCGTACTTAATCTTACTCCTTTTGACGTTGCAGCGAGCATGGCATAAGCCATGTCCATTCCATTATTTCCAACCTGACCATCACCACATGCTAGCCAGATACCAATTGCTATGCTCATTACAAGGTCATCATGCGCATCTTTTGAGGCCTGTGCCTTCGAACCATTCCAAACGAATGCTTGCAATTGATCATAGAGTCTTTGTGACGGTGTTTTTAATTTCCCATTTCGAATTGTCTCTTCAAGTTTTGCAAGAATTTGGCCTCTTGTCTTCGTCTGTGTTAAAAACCCAGGTACCTGTTCGGGATTTATTGGTCGGTACTCAAATGGATTACCGTTATTATTTGCGTAATATAGACGTGGGTAACCCATGTCTTTTAGCTTTGTGCATGTAAAATATCCGAATGTATTTTGTTCTGGGCACAACAGTGCATCGTTGTAGATTTTCCCGTACTCAAACAAAAGATCTGCCAACTTATCAGGAGGTATCTTTCCCATGAATTCTGCAACGACTTCGCACGTTTCATAATCAATGACATGAAATGTTGAAAAATCTGCTGCGTCTCCGCGGGATACGTCAGACGATATAACATATTTTCGTGTCTCTTCGCAATTTCGCCATATCCAAATTGCATTTTGTGGACCTGTTCTTTCAATTGGCGGTCTTATCATTGCTCTGAGCTTGTCAAATTCAGATGGTTGAAGAAATGTGTCGCCTGATGATATAAAATCACACAAAAACTCCTGAGCTACCTTGCGCTTTGGAATATTCTTTGTTTCTTTGTCAAACCAAGCCTGATCATGTTCAGGGTGTACAGTCCATGGCAATCTGATTGGATTGAAATCGTTTGTCGAAGTTTCTGCTTCTGTCCAAAGCTTATAATATTGACCGCCGACGCCATTTGGTGTCGACAAAATAATTGCATTTCCACCAGTTGAAAGCGTCGGGTAAAGAGATGTCCAAATTTCATCAAAATCTCGAATAAATGCGCAATTAGAACTAACGATGCCGTTAGTATAGTACTGTCGACCATTTTCAACATTGATCAGATCAAAAACATGTTCTTCATTATCTGATGCTATGTCAATCTTTGTCACAGAAAGAACAACGTCATCTAGTAACAAATCTCCGGGTAACAAATCACAAACTTGAATGAAGTTTCCATCAATATTTTTTACCTTGTGTTCTGACGTACACTTCAACGTCTTTCCACTTAGACATGTCAAAAAATATAGGCCTGTGCGTACAGCCTTCTTTATACCGTCAAAATTTTGCCAGCCCCCAGGTGTCTTTACTTGGTAATGTGTGTTGGTAATGTAGGACATCTAAAATTTAGTTTTGCCTTAATTTCTTGGTGTGAATCTAAAAATGAATCTATTCGCTCTCGATTTGCATAAAACCAATGTTCATCAATCAACTCGAAATTGATACCTTTTGTTTCAGCCCACTGTCTTGCAGCATCAAATTTGGCGATCTCTTTCGGTATGTTTTGACGACTTGTCGGTCGAATCTCAATGAGTTTTTTGTTGATTGGTGAAAAAAAGTCAACGATGTACACCCTGCTATCGCCTTCAAACATATACGGTATTCGAATCGACTCATACTCTAGTTTTTCTCCAGATCGTTCTACTGTTACAAGGTAAAAAATTGCTTCCCATTTACTTCTAAATCGCAATAACGACTCTTCGTAGTCTAGTGAAAATGTAACTGATCGACGCCAGTTATTAGAGTTGGGCGTGAATTCGCCTAGTTCAATTTTTTTCTTCATTGTAGCAGATTGATTCTTCTTCATCTGCGCTCGAGACCCGCTGTCTTTTAATCTTTGTTGAAATACAGGATCCTGATGTGTTTTTTTGTTTGATTCTGAAATTTTTCGCTTACATTCGTCTGTCATCCAGTCGCGATCAAGAATAACATTATTACTTTTTCGAGTATCGATTCTTTTTTTCTTTTCAGACTGCGTCTGAATTCGACATTTGGCCGTCGCAGAAATTTTTTGTCGAAGTCTTTGTGCAGTCTCATAATCAAATTTGTCAGAAAAAGAACCAGAATTAGAAGCACCTATCTTTTTTGCAATCTGTTTCTTCTTTTCATCAGAAAAATTAGCGTGCATTTGTGTAGATAATTGAGATCTAAACTTAAGAATACAGACAGTCTTCTTACATGTTGGTCGAAATCGCGATTCACAAAAAATGGGAGTGCGAAGATCGTTACAAAATTGACAAATTGGCGGTTCTGATACATCAAGCTTTAGACACAAAAGACGTAAATACAATGATGGTTCGTGGTCATTCAAAAATGACGTTTCTTTTAACACAAACTCATGCAAATCTTCTAAATTACGACATACAAACCAGCTTGCGCTATCTTTACATGTTCCTGCCAAAAATGATCCATTGACATTTGTCAATGTTTGTAGTGCTTCACTGCGTGTCCATATCCTCGTCATCTAACAGATAGATATAGCTTGTGTCACGATTTTTCTCTTCTTTGTGAAGAAGATCATAAAAATCCAACATCGATAATTTTGTTTCCAGACCTGTTGTTGAATCTCTAATATCAATCATTGTCTCTCCCGAAACACATTCATCAACAACAAGCAATGCCAATGCTTCAGATCTGCCTGCGTCAGGAGAAGTTGGTACAGCAGTTATTGTAGATCCATTTGTGAAACGAATTGATTGTTTTGTTGGTTCAAAATTTGTTAGAAGCAACCAAGATGGCAAACTGTCAAGTATAGTCTTTACCTTTTTAATGAAATTGATTGCTGTGTTAAGCTTTGTTGCAATGATTAGACAGTTTTTGTCCTTCTTAAAAATTGCATACCAGACACAATATGCTGCGGTTATTGTTGATAATCCAAGCTGTCTTGATTTTAGAACAATGTTGAATCGATGCTCTTGGAACTGCTTAATGCAGTCATCTTGAAAATCATATGTATCGAGTGGTATAAGTCCCTTAAGCGGATGCTGGATCATGCAATACTTCTTCATGAAGTGTATTGGATCCCTTCCACAACGCAATATTTCTGCAACCGTTGCCTGTCGAGACATCGGTGAAGATTTTGTAGACGAAATGCTCATGCAAGCGAGAAGATCGTCTTTCTACGAAAATATGCTGTTCTTTTGGGATTATGGACGTTAAACCCTATTATCTCTATTGAATCTGAAGAATCCTCTTCCTTGACGGTAAGGCTGTCGCCTGATATTTCTTTGTAAAGCTTCTTAATGTTCTTAATGTGCGCATCAATTATTTGAATTGATTCCTCAGAACAAGAACGTTTCATCAGTATCATTTCTTTTTCAGAAACAAAGTTTGTAATTACGTTATATGAAGCTTGAAGTCTATCACCTCCGAGAATCAAAAATTTGACTGAGTATGATGCTGTTTTGGGAGTCGATGATCTTCCCCACGTTGTATCGATTGACTGAGCCAAGGCTGAAAGATTTAGTAACTTTGACATGAGAGACTCCTGCAATGTAAATATAACACACTTGCAGCTATTGTTCGTTTTGTTTTAAACTTTCTGATGAAGGCCTCCAGCCACTTTTCCACCTTGTCATATCCGGATATACCCACCGTGCTGCACATTTATCACAACAACCAAATTTGTGATATGAATCCTCATCATATAATGAACGCATCATTATATCACAAATAGGACAGAATAGCGGTTGCACAGAAGCTGAAGATTCTTTTGGCTTGATTATGAAAAATCCTCCCGGATGATCTGCAATGATTCTGTCATTGAGATACGGTTTCCATTCCAGGCCCATCAGAAATGCTCCACAAAAGAGTCCTTCTCTTTTTTTGATATTTCAATGACATGATCTGCTACGTCCTTGATGCCATCAATATGCGTGATAACTACTATTGTTCTAAAGTATCGTTTTAGAGACAACAGCAATCGATTACATGCTTCTACACCAGAGCCATCTAGCGTACCAAAGCCTTCATCAAGTATGAAAATATCTGGTTTTGGCAGTGTGGTGACATTTATCATAGCTACACGAAGTGCAATTGATGTAATTGTCTTTTCCATTCCGCTGCAAAGTTCAATTATTCTACGAGAATCGCCATAATTGATGTATACTTCAAGCGCATCAGACTCTTCATCATTTTCCAGTTCAATTGTGAAATCAACGATTCCTTGAAGGATCTTTGATACCTCAGCGTTTATCATTGGCAGCTGAGTTTTTGCAATTAACAAAGGAATACCTTTCTTTGAAAATGCTGTTGTAATCAATTCTTGAATTCGAAGCTTTTCAAGAAGAGAATCGCGTGAAGATTTTTCATTATTCAACACTTCAATTCT